CCAGCGCTCCGCATCACACCAACACACATGGCTACCAACAATAAGTTCTCGCTTCAGGCCAAGCGATTTTTCCTCACCTTCCCGCAATGTCCCATGGATAAGCACCAAGTCCTTCTTTGGCTCACCGGAGCTCATGAAGCCCACCAAGCTATTGTTGCCGAAGAGCAACATGAAGATGGCTCCCCGCACCTTCACATCTACCTTACCTACGAAAAGGCCAAGCGAATCTCCCATGCCGACTACTTCGACCTTGGGAACCCCGAAAATCCCGAGCAAGTCTTTCATCCCAACATTCAGACCGTTAAGAATATGAAGGAATGCGTCAAATACATCACCAAAACTGACAAGGAACCTGCCCAGCACAACATTAATTACCGCGACATAATTGCCGGTAAATCATCAAAGTTTGCGGTCATTGCCGCAAGCGTAATGGACGGTAAGTCCTTACTTGAAATCAACGACTCCGACCCTGGCTTTGTGCTTCAACACAAACGCAAGCTCGAAGAGTACCAAGCCTGGATTGTTATGAAAAAGCCCCGTAACGACCTAGCCGCCTGGTACCCCGTGCCTGTCCCTGCCTTCGGCCCCGAGTACCAACTAGCTACTTGGCTCAACGCTAACCTCTTTGCCCAACCTAGACGCATCAAAGCTTCTCAACTCTATCTCTTTAGCCCTCCCAACTGTGGAAAAACTACTCTCATCACATGGCTCTCCCGCTTTTGCCGCATCTATTACATGCCACTCCTGGAAGATTTCTATGACTTCTATGACGACGACTCTTACGATCTTGTCGTCATCGATGAATTCAAAGGACAAAAACAGATTCAGTTCCTCAATCAGTGGCTTGACGGCCAGCCTTGCACTGTCCGCATTAAAGGTGGACAACGCCTTAAAACTAGAAACCTCCCCTGCATCATCCTATCCAACTGGGCCCTCAGCACCGTCTACTCCGCAGCTATCGAAAAGTCAGGACCAGATGTTATTGGACCACTAATCGCTCGCTTAGAGATTGTAAATGTTAATAAGTTTATAACCTTCTATGATCCCGTTTGGGTAGAAGCTCAAAATAAAGAAAATTAGGTCTAATCATTGTTTATTAAATGAGTACAGTTCTGCGGCGGAGGCGACAGCCCGGAGCCGCATTCAGCATCCCCCCGGAGGGCCATCTAAAATACGCAACTAACTAGACGTCCGTCCACGACAAACGCCCACCGACTTTGACCAACGGATGATCTGCTGCCAAAGCCGAAGGTTCGTTATCCCAACAGTAAATGACGATCTGCCCAGGTCCTACATCCGTAATTCCCGTAGCATCCGTATTACCCCACTGACACGGCTTCATAATTGGTATTCTAGCCTTCCAAATTCTTTGTTCGTAATCGGCACCTGTCTCCTTGCTAACTTTAACCATCTTAGAGTAAAGTACCTTGAATCCCTTCGAATAACGGTTGTTGATCCTCTTAAAGGGCAGCATTTGATAGTCCAAATCGTTCGCAAGTGCCGGCTCAAATAATATATTAAGATCAGGAATACTTGATACAGCACTCCAGTTAGGCGTAACTTGAATGTTAGAGTGTCTAACAACCATAACTCGCACATATTGTTCATTCTCTGCAGGTACAGTCTTGCTAGCTCTAACGTGCATCCGTAAATTTAGGTGTCTAAGAAACACCTTGCTACCCACTCTTGAAGTAGGTCCAGAACCAGTTGCAATATCTGTTATATGGTCCCATGTAGAGGCTGAACTCCAGCTGCTTGTTGATCTTCCATCAGCTGTACTAAAGCGGTACTTGACTTCAATCGACTTAACACCCTTTGTGAACAGAGTTCTATTAATTTTTCTAATTCTTCTTCTGAGACCTCCGATTCTTGACTTTCTGCGTCTGACATTAAATCGACCTCTTCGTTGTCGCTTTCGTTGTCTAAATCTCCCCATTTTCTTTTCAGGTTCTTTTGATAATTCATATGATCCGTATCCTTGATTCTTCCAAGCGTTCCAACCTAATTGGACAGCAGTTCCAGCAGCAGAAAGATAAGGTAATATGTGGCCTGTGTTCCACGTCTTGTTCATATTAAAAAATGATATGCGAAATCTCTTTTTATCTTCCCCCTGCCGTGAAATTCCGCGAAAAATACCCCCCGAAATTCCCCGAAAATGAAATTTCAAAAACCATAAATAGCTGTTTTACGGAGCGCTTAATATTA